CACAGGAGCGACCGTATGAGTATTCAATCTGAATCAAGTTTAGAAACACTAAAGCAGGACCTATTCAAATATGTGCAATATCAACTGGGCGGGCAGATCATTGATCTTGAACTGGATGCCGAACACTACGAGGCGGCCTACAGAAACACAGTTGGCACCTATCGTCAACGGGCACAAAATGCCTATGAAGAAAGTTATACCTTTATGGAGCTGGTGACCAATGTCAATATCTATGAATTGCCACAGGAAGTCTACAGCGTACGACAGATTTTTCGTAGAACTTTTGGTGATTCAACAGGCCCATTTGCTTCAAACTTTGATCCGTTTAGTCAAGCGTCACTGAACGTTTACTTGATGAATTTCAATGTGGCTGGCGGACTTGCTACCTATGATTTTTACAGCCAATATGTAGAGTTGGCCGGACGCATGTTTGGAGCCTACATGAACTACACATTCAACCCGGTGACCAAAAAACTACAGTTGATACGTGATCCCAAAGGCTCAGGCGAAGCAGTACTGCTGTGGACCTACAACTACAAACCTGAATTCAACATGCTGAGTGATCCTTTGATCAGTCAGTGGATGCGCAACTACATAGTTGGAAACTGCAAGCTGATCATTGGCGAAGCAAGAGAAAAGTTTGGCACCATTGCAGGTCCACAAGGTGGTGGAACTTTAAACGGCGCAGCCATGAAGGCCGAAGGACTTGCCATAATGGAAAAAGGCATTGAAGATCTCAAAAACTACGTAGATGGTTCTCAGCCAATTACATTTGTTATTGGATAATTGGCTAAGAATAAATAACGTACATAATAGGATAATGATAAATAATAGTATGAAAGACATACTACTAAACATTATTCAAACTGATACAAGTTATAATAAATCTGCAACGCGATATCTATACAAGACACACCCCGAGCTCTGGCAACAGGTGTTAGAAAAAACATCATTCCTACCCAACACCGCATTGGCTAAACAACGTATTTGGCATATAGTAAATGACACTTACGAAATACCTCTCTGCCCTGTAGAAAATATTCCGGTTAAATGGTGGGAAAACCGCTATCTTATTACTTCCAGTAGAACCGCCAAGCAAAAGTATAAATGGCAAAATGGTGATTATGCTAATATACATACCCCGGAAATAAACAAAATAAGAGCTGAAAGTAATAGAGGCAAACGAGTTGCATTGGGTACGCGAAAAGCCCCAATAATGACCGACGAGGCTAAACAACAACGAGAAAACGCTAAAAAAGAAACATTCCTAAAAATTTATGGTGTAGATAATCCAAGTAAATCTAAGGTAGTATTAGAAAAAATCTATCAACAAGCAGTAAAACGTGGATGTACGCCAAGAGAAGAAAGGTCTCTACGCCGGTTGTATTACGATGCAGTATGGAAAATCACAGAGGAAAGCTGGAAAAATCATTTTGATTCGATTAACCCTGCCCGATTAAATCGTACCTATAACGCACTTGATCATATCTACAGCATACAGCAAGGATTTCGCGATTGTATACCACCCTACATAATTGGACATTGGACCAATCTCAGAGTAATCAGTACAAGTGAAAATGGCATCAAAGGCATGCGTTGCGATAAAACCAAACAAGAATTATTTGAAGACTTTGAGCTTGCAATTTAACTAACTTCCTGCTACAATTATAGCATGAGTTCACTAATGATTGACATCGAAACCATTGGAGTAGCACCTGCTGCTACTATTTTAACTATAGCTGCCCAATCATTTGACCCTTTGGGCACTGGATATTATAAACAACATTACTATGCCAGGATTTCATTAGAAAGTCAGGAAAATCGAACTGTTGATGAAAGTACTTTAAATTGGTGGGCAACCCAACCTGCTGATGCACGAGATGAAGCATTTTCTGAAGAAGATCGTATTCCGTTGGATCAGGCACTAGATGAATTAGGCAAACTAATTTGGACCAGTAAATTTTTGTATTGTCAAGGTCCAACATTTGACTGCACTATTCTGGAACATGCTTACAAGAGCTACGGTAAACCCATACCCTGGCAGTATTACAATGTACGAGATAGCAGAACAGTGTTTGGCTTGTGGCCAGGACTACCTAAACCGCCCGCCAGTCACCACGCATTAGAAGACTGTCGCAGGCAAATTGAGTTACTACAAACCACTTTGAAACATTTTGACATACAGGAGCTGACATGATTATTGGCGTGTGTGGCCTAATAGGGGCCGGCAAAGACACCATAGCAGATTATTTGGTCAACATACACGAGTTCAAGCGTGAGAGTTTTGCCAACACACTGAAAGATGCAGTGGCCTATATATTTGGGTGGGACCGAGAACTGTTGGAAGGCCGTACTCGACAAAGTCGTGCCTGGCGAGAACAAACGGATGAATGGTGGAGCAATCGCCTGGGCATGACCATAACTCCCAGATGGGTGTTGCAGTACTGGGGCACCGAAGTGGCTCGACGTGGATTCCATGATGATATCTGGATTGCCAGTTTGGAAAACAAATTACGAAAAATAACTGACGATGTGGTCATCAGCGACTGCCGTTTCCCCAACGAAATAGCCGCTATCCGGTCGGCTGGTGGACAGGTAGTTCGTGTTGTTCGCGGCCCAGATCCAGACTGGTATCCATTTGCAGAACTAATCAATCAAACTCAAGTCAACCATGTACAACACAGTTGGGCAAAAACTCAACTGGAAAAGTTCAGTGTTCACATAAGCGAAACTGCCTGGGCTGGCACAGAGTTTGATGCAGTGATTCTAAACAATACCAGCCTGGACGACCTGTATCAACAGATCAACGGTCTGGTTCAAGATCCCCAGCTCGCCAAGGCAAGTTAGATCTGGCCACTTCAATGGCACAGTTTTGACACACAGTTCGTAAGTTACGAACAGCCACATTGTTCATGTCGCCGTCCACATGATAGACCAGCAACTGTGCTGAATACTTGGCTGTAAACCCACACTGTTCGCAGGTGGGTTTTTTCTTGTAACCTGCTGATTGCCACCTGGCAACTGGCGGTCGGATTTGTTGATTTTTCTTGATACAGTGTTCGCAACGACTGCGATAGTGTACCTGTTCGTCTCGATAATAATTCACAGCACAAAATCTTTGTTTACACACTGGGCACAGGGGTCTCGGCATGTTGTATTTACATCAAACCTTTGCCAAAGGGCACTCAACCCCCTGTCTTTTTGTCATTGGCCATAAATATCTATACTTAGAAAAAAAGGATTTTTAATATGGCCTTAGTATCCCCAGGTGTACAAGTTAGCATAATTGATCAAAGCAATTATATCCCAGGCGCTACCAATTCGGTACCGTTCATTTTGTTGGCAACTGCTCAGAACAAGATTTCTGGCGCAGGAGTTGGCGTTGCTTCCGGCACACTGGCTGCTAATGCAAACAAAACTTATTTAATGACAAGTCAACGAGACTTGCTTAGTACTTTTGGTGTTCCGTTCTTTTACAACACCACAGCTGGTTCCCCAATCAATGGATACGAGCTCAACGAATATGGCTTGTTGGCCGCTTACAGTGCTTTGGGCATTACCAATCAATGTTATGTACAACGTGTTGATGTTGACTTGGCTGCACTCACAGCCAGCTTGACCCGACCGCTGGGTGCTCCCAACAACAATACCTACTGGTTAGATTCAGTCAATACCAATTGGGGTATTTTTGAGTGGAACCTGACCACAGGTGCATTCAGCAATCGAATTCCAAGTGTTATTACCAGCACAGCTAATTTGGAAACAGGCACCACAATGCCCATCCAAAGCTATGGCAGTATTGGAGATTATGTTGTGGTTGGTGGCGGAGTTCAAAGTGCCAACATTGCTGGCGCACTACAAAACCCTGAATACTACAAGCGTGGTGGCCCAACTACCACACAAACCAGTTCAGCCACACTGAGCGGTTTATACAATACCTGGGTAGCAGTCGGCAGCGATGACTGGAAAACTGCATGGCCCACAGTGTCGGGCACATTGGCACCTGCTGCGTTGACAGCCAACAACACCATTGTTATCAACAATACTTCTACGTTTACTGTGCCTGTTGGACCAAACAATACTCCAGCCAATCTATCTATTCAAATCAATTCAGCCAACATCAGCGGTGTTTATTCTGCTGTGCAAGGCGGTGCATTGTTTGTCTACGCCGACAGTCAGGCAACTGGTTATGTTGGAAATGTTTCAAGTGGTAATGCAAACGTTTCGACTGGCATTGCCACATTAACCTTTACCAATGCAGGAAATGCTGTTCCTACTCCATATCCGGTTGGAAGTACTATTACCATTACAGGTACTACTGCGAACACCTACAATGGTACTTTTGATGTTGTTGCCTCAACCAATACCACAGTTAGTTTTGCAACCACATCTACTGGTAACGTAAGTGCAGCAGGTACCATCAAATGGTACGGCAGTGTCAGCGTTGCCAACGGCACAGGCACGCCATTGACTGCTCTGGGTATTGCACCAGGCGTGTATGCAACTCCTGAATATCAAGCCAGTCCAAGCTATCAAAATCCAAGGTGGAACAGCTCAAGTGCAATTCCATTCCCAACTGGTTCTGTA